TTTAATGATATGTATGAGTTATCTACTAAAGTACTTGAAAAAGAATTAGAGCATACTAAAGAGACCAAGAAAGATATACTAGCATCTATAGAAGATGCTGATAAAGAAATATTTGATACTATACGTAAACTAATGAACCCCACTACAGGTGTAATAGCTAGTCCACGTGAATTAATGAAATTACCATTTACTAAGTTTATTTATGGACAAACAAAATATAATAATATTTTAGAAATTAGTAAAGAATTAGCTAGTGAAATGATTGACGGTAATAAAGAACCACTGATGAGAGATATACTCGGACTTAAAGAGTCTGATACACTTCCACAAGGTTATGAACTTCGTGTTATATTAATTTCTGCTTTATCTAAAGAAAGAGGTGTTGCAGATAAACTAGTTAGTATTGTTGAAGAGTCCACTGGTGAGCAACTATTTCATGACCAATCTAAAGCTCTGGAAGATATTCATAACCTCCTAGAAAGAATACGTTTCTGTAAAGATTGTACATATGACCAAATTAGAATTGTACCTCCACTAGCAACCCTAGATACAGAGAATATCAACGATGCGTCTATTTATACTAGAACACGTCGTAAGTATGGTGCAACTATTGAAAAGTGGCAAGAAGCTGTAGTAGATGGTGAAGATGGAGCCTTAACCACAATTAAAAAACACTTCCCTAACTTGAACTCTATAAAAGTTTTACTACAACATATGACAGATGCTGCCATCTTGGTTCGTTCATTAGATGATGTGTATAGACAACCTAGATTTAGAGATTATAAAAATGGACTAATGCTTAACCATGATAGTGTTGGGTCAACTACAGATTTTGCTATTGCTATGGAAGATGCGTATAAGAAACAAATTATTGAAGTAAATAAGCAATATGACTTTGTTGAAGCTGCACTTCGTGAGTTAAAATATGCTAAATCTCAAATACAAAATAATCCTGAGCTACTAGCTAAAGTAGAAAACCATATTAAAGATACAGAGGCTCAATTAACTGATATGATTGCAACTAAACAGAATACCCTAGGTAATCGTGTAATTGAGACTTCATTTGGTCTCTCACCTAAAATTAAAGAAGAAGTTAGTATAAAATCTAAAACTAAGCCTATAACTCAACCAGAAGGCACTAAAACACTTAAACCTAACCCAGAGGTCAAGGAAGAGGTTAAAAGCTCTCCTGAGCAAAATATGGCGTATTTACGAGGCTTTATTGAAAAGCTTAGAAGTAAACATCCTGAACTTGCTAATTTAGCTAATATGGCACTAAGCAAAAATAAAAACCTAGTAATTGAATTTGACAAAAACGCTACTAAAGCTAGTTATAACTTAGAGACTAATACAATTACATTCCCAATGAAAATAAACACTGAAATTATGCTACATGAGTTGGTGCATGCTGCAATTGCACAATTAATTGAAACTGACCCAGAATTTAGAAAGAAAGTTAAAGAGTTATTTGATATGGCTATGAAAGCAAAAGGACAATTTAATAAACGTAAAAGTGTTATTCATACTAATGGTAAAACTATTGAAGTATTTATTAATTTTATGGACGCTTTTAAAGATATGGATGAAACTACTGCTTTACATGAGTTTATGGCAACATCTATTACTAACTCTGAAATGATAGCTGAACTATCTAAGGTGCCTGCTACTAAGCGTATATTTAATTTACTGAAGAAATTACTTAAAGGTTTATTTGGCATAGACGATAAAACATATGATAGTATTTATGGTCAAGCAATGGCAACATTTGCTAGTGCTAAATTTGACCCTACAAAAGATACAGGTAAAGGTGTATTAAATTTTGTTGATGTACTAAACCAATCATATGAGCCATATAACCCAACGAATAATAAGCCTGAGGGTATTAGTAAAGTAACAGCACCTATAGCAGATACGTTTGTATCACTTGATGATAAGATGGCAAAAATTATACAGAATACAATGGATAGAACTATTGATGTTACAGCTAATAAATTAGGGGCTAAAGTATACCATGAGAAGATGATGAAATCATCTCGTATCTATAGAGATACTTTTAATGGTATTACAAGACAGTGGGATGAAAATACACTTATTAGTAAAATCAAACGTTACATTAATCCAGAAAGTATTACAGGGTATGACTCAATGAATAAGATACTTACTGCTGCTTTGCATGCTGATGAACGTAAAGCCTCATTCGAGCAAAAAGAAATTAATGAGTTACAAACTAAACTGACTGAATTATACAGCGAGAATGAAATCAAACAACTCCATAGAGTATTAAGTGAAACTCCTTTATTTAACCTAGGCGGAACCATGTTAAATGATTTACTGTCTGGTTCTAAATCAATTGATGATGCTATAGCTGAAATAGAAACTAGCTCTAAACTCACTGGGGCACGCTTGCGTAATGCTAAAACTATTGCCAAAGACTTAGCTGAACTCTATATTAATAAAGTGCCACCACGTAGTCGTTATAACACTGATTTAAATTTACCAACTGATATAGCAGACACTACTAGTGAACTATCTGCACTATATTCGTTAAAATTAATAGACGATATAGATACTTTATTTACTAAAATTGAGTCAAGTAAAGCTCATAAAGAATTGTTTACTAAGTTACATGAAATAGCTATAGCAAATAAGACTATAGACACTGAGTTACATTCAACTATTACTTATAAACTAGACCAACATAGTGGTAATCTAAATCATATGATATTTGACAGTAATAATGAAACTCGTGTAGTGACTCTTGAGAATATCGACAGAGTAATGTCTAGTGGGTTAGGTTGGGAAATACTTCGTAAACCTACTAAGACTCAGGCAGGTATTATTTATAGAGACGCTGGTGATATAGCTTACCAGTCAGGTGCAGGTACTAATTTAAAAATGGACCCTAACTTAAATCTTAACCTGCCTAGTAAATTTCAACCACTAGCTAATAATGCAATTGAACGTTCTGATAAAACTGCTAAGATAATACTTACTGATAAAGAATTAGATACATTAGGTTTAATTAGAAACCCTGCATATTCTTTAATTAAGGCTCACACACATAGAATGATGTTACTTGAAACTCAAGCTATCCGTGAAGAGATTGTTGATAAATTTACATATGGACCGGATATAGACCCAAAAGATATAGTTAAAGATATTAAAGATGATAAACATCTATGGTATATCAAAGCACCTAAAGGTGTTACACTAGCTGACATGCCTAACGAGATTAGACTACGCTACACAGAAGCTCATGCTAAATCTGATGCAGGTGGATTTAATGACCAAATTACTTGGGTCCGTAAAGATATTAAAGACTTCATTGAAGGGTATAAAGAGATACAAATAGGTGAAACTGGTACTACACTCAATAAAGCCTTTTCTATATTGAAAAAGTCTATATTACTTCAAAAAATACATTGGGTTATTACAGCTCCTGCTAAAACTATGAGAGATGCTATATCTAATATTTCTTTTTTACTAAGTAGAAATGTACCTGTTAACGTTATTTACTCTAAGTCTAAGCGTATAATGAATGAAATGGCTACTTTAACTTCTCTTCGTGAGAGTTTATTACAAGCTGAATTTAAAAATAGAATAGAACCTAGCAAAGCTAGTGAAGCTGAAATTAAACGTATTGAAAATGAAATTAGTAAACATCCATTAGCTGTTGCTCACTTTAATGGATTTATACAATCGCTTGCTATTGAACTTTCAAGTAAAAATGAACATACAATTAGTGGACTTCACAAAGACATCTCGTCACTAGTCGGCTATTTATTTAGAGATGACAAAGGTGCCTTAAATATGGCTGGTAAAGCTATAATGAAAATAAGTAAATTTGGACCCAATGGTGAAGACTTGCTAATTGGAGTTGCAAACAAATTAGGTGATAAAAGTAAGTCACCAAGTCCTAAAGCAATTGCTGAAGCTCTTAAAGAAATGGGTAACCATATCAAAGAGATAAAAAATAAAGATGATATAGAGGCTTATATACAAGAATATCTTGGTACTCCCGGGACATCTATGGTAGCTGTTGGCTCTGCTGCTGTACAAGCTGTAGACGTTGTTGCTAAAGTTATTGACTATGAAAATAGTTTAGAGATAGCTGTTAAGAAGTTTAAAAAAGATAGTAAGCGTGAACCAAATAAAGTAGAGTTGCAAGATATGAGTGATAAAGCTGCACAAGATGCATTACAAAATTTTATCGATTATAAGGTTAATATTCCTAGAGAATTTAGGTTCCTAGAACAAACTGGTATCACTAGCTTTATATCATTTACCTCTAGGATTCAAAGAGTTATGCTTAGAAGTTTGAGAAATAATCCAGTAAATGCTGTAATGACTATTGCATTAAACGATATGCTTAATTTAGATAGCATGGAATCAATCTTTGATGCTAATATCTTTGAACGAAATATATTTAGAACTCCATCACTTGGTATGGATGTTATATTTCCTACAAAAATAGCAGGGTAAGCTAGGGGAGTTAGGTTCCCCTATGCTTACGTGTATTAACCTCATATAGAATACTTCCTACTAAAATTAATACATTCACGGCAATTTTTATTTTGCCAGGAGTAAATAAAGCTAACATATGATTGCCCTGGGAATAAAAGATGGTGGACAGACTAGGATTTGAACCTAGGGCTTCTCCATTATCGGTGGAGGACTCTACCGCTGAGTTACCTGTCCTACTTGTATATGTGTGGATGGGGTGAATGGAATCGAACCTTCAACTAACGATTAACAGTCGTTTGCTTGACCGTCAAGCTACTGAGGAATACTTAGGCAGTTATGTATCGTAAATACCTAGCTACACCATGTCTTACACCAATATAGGTGACCAAATAATAAATTTGGATTTTAACAGCGTCCATCGCCGGTAACACTAAGCAGGCGGCTATAATCCCTGTCTTTTAGGATGCTGAATGGTAGTATACCATAAACTGTAGCAGTTTTTTACACTTTTCCCTTCCTCTACATGGGCAGTAACCTTACCATCTGTGCACAATGTAAGGATGTAAGTTACTTAGTACGTCTGTCAAGTAATTTCTGTAACTTTTCTTCTGGTGGTACAAAATCTTCAGGTTTTTGTTGTTTACCAAATTCATCTGTACCGACAGTAAGTTTAGTCATATTAGCTTCCATTACTATACCTAGTGCAGTCATAGCATCTTGAGCAGTCAAACCAAGTTTAAAGATTGAACCAAATGCAAATACAATTGTATCTAAATGTTTGTCTAGTCTATCAACATCTGTAATAGTACCTTCATTAGTAGTTAAACTAATAATAGCTCTTGAAATATCTTTTGGATTAGGCACACTATCACAGCCAATTTGATTGGCTAACTCTTCTGTATTAAAACCTTCCAAAGCTTCTTCGATAGGGTAAGCACATTCTCTATCATCACTATAGCCTTTAGCTAATAGTCCAGCTTCTTGGTTAAACTTATAAATTTGTTTAATTGGGTTTAAGTTCATAATTTAGTTCCTTTAATGTTTATCTCTAGTTCTAATGAACCATATAGATTGTAGCACAAAATTACCCCATACACCTATTAATACTAGTGTTTCCACATCCATATTATTCTCCTATGTCACTATAGTCAGGTGCACTTTCTGCAATTTGTTGTTTTGCAATAGCGACTGCTGAATTTGTTGATAATTTCATTTCTAATGCTTTAATAGCTTGCTCTTTTACAGCTATCAGAGCATCTGATGATTTAATCATATCTATTTTACGTTGTATTTCCTTATCAGTCATTGTAATTTAACTCCTCCACTATTAATTGAGCATACCCAGCAATATCACGCCAAGTGTCATCATATGTTGGGTCACCATTAGCAATACGTGCTAATTTATGCAATATCATATCAACTGCTTCTCTCATACTATCAGAAAATTCTGAGGATTGTCCATGTAGTTCAACATGATTATGAAAGTCATGTTTTAATTTCTGTATAAGTTTTGCACCATTACTAAAAGTACCATAACGACTACCACGCTGTTTTAGAGTGTCTTCGACAGACACTCCTACTTGCTCTATAGCATCATTTACTTTATTCAATTTAAGTCCCCAGTAAGCACAGCTCCAATAAATCCAATAAGTCCTAGACTCATTAATTTAACCCATATAATAAAGCCATTCCACAATGCCATACTTATTTGTACACCATGTGACCAGTCATATAAAGTTATGCCTATAGCTGATATTTGAGCACCTGCAAAGCCTATAATTATCATTAACATTAAAACAATCGTTACTATCTCTTTAATCATACCTGTTCCTTTACTAATTTAAGTTTATTACGTAATTCAGCACGAGACCCTAGCATTTTTCTACTGTATGAAGTAACTTTACCACTAAAGAAGTCAGTAAGGATAGTTCCTGTAACTTCTTCCATAAATGGAAATGGATTCTCCTCTACATTAAAATTAGCTTTCATACCTAACTCTTTTAATGCTTGGTCCGCTTGATAACGCACGTATTCTTTACACTTATCTTTATCTATATGTTTTGGGTCAATATAATCAATCAACGCCTCTTCATAAGATATGAGTTCACGCATACCTTCATAAATGTCAAATTTAAGTTCATCATCCCAAATATCAGGATTTTCAGAAATATACTCTCTGAATAATCTACAATTAGTTATTCCATGGATGTACTCATCTCTTCGTTTATATTCAGTGTAATTCGTTAAATTACACCCGCAGCTCTACCTGCTGCTTACACTTTCATGTAAGACTAGACCATATCATCTGTTATTAATATAACAGGAAACCGCTTCCACTCACTTGAGTGTACTCCCTTTAGGGATGGTCGTTGAACGTTCCTCTCTATGAGAGGCTTCGCTGCTGATTGTCCAATTCACTTAATTTTCAAACATTCACGCCTACTGTTACCAGTTACGTTGTAGTTTAAGTGACTCTAAGGAGTTTCCAGCAATTCAATTTCTTTAGACTCGACTAGTTAGTCAATCGAGTATTCTACAATTTGGCATAAGCCAGGATACTTGCCTTCAAACTGATAAGCTAGTAATATTGCGAATTGGGCATACAGTGAGACTAACTCAGTCCCACCTCCATATACTGCTAACATTCTAGCTACAGCTCTTCTAAATTCATAATCTACCTGAGCATCAGTCATACCTACAGATTTGTAATCTTCATATTTTCTAACTTTAGCCTTGTCTAAAAATGTAGATTTAGTAGCCATAACGTTAATATCAAGAAAATCTGTATAAATACTAGTATTGGGTAGTATAGTTTCCGTAAACAAGCTATATGCCATCTGGTGAGTTACCTCAGTTCCATTTGCATAAATACACCAGTTTACAACTTCCTGTGGTTTAAAGATAGTAGCCATTTTTACATACCCAAAAGATACTTGCACCTCGTTCTGTGTAAATAACTTCATAATCTCAGCTATGTCAGCTTTCTCTTTTGGGTCAGCTTTAGCATAGTCTTCTACATCTTTACCTAATTCAACAGCATCAAATTTCCAAAACATATCCATTAGAAGTTGAGTAGCTTCTTCTATCCAAGGATATTTCATACCACCTGATTCTCTATAAACTGGTAATGAAGTTGAGCGATTTAGCAAGTTACTCACGATACTATTTCCCAGTCTTCTTCGAGCATATCACTCTGTGATGCTAACCAAGGTACAATCTCACCACTAGCAGTTTTCATATCAATATGTGGTAGATATGTAATATCTGTACCCTCTTTGTAAATACCCAATAATGGTGCCCTATTAACTTTAAAGGTACTACCATTTACCAAAAAGATAAACATACCTTTTCCATTCCAACCCTTACGGGCAACTTTTTTACCTTGTTTGAGCAATTCAATGGCTGCACCAAAAGAAAGTTCTCCTGATGCTTTGTATGCCTTTTTAAATACGTCTTCTGGCGACCAACTAACATAACCCCCATATTCTGAAGTATTAGCCTGACCTCCATCAACGTACTCTACAAGGAAACCTTTATCCTTACCATTTTCATCTGCTGGTAATTCCCAGCCACGAAAGTCATTATATTCCAGCCGTGTCATAGGTTTAGCATTAACAAGCTTGGTTCCAATATATCCAGTCATATAATCTCCTTATGTGCATAAGCACTTATTTAATTTAACTAAATCTGCCTGTTTTCTGGCACCCTTAGGTGCAAGCAACACACAGGTCGTCTTCTAACGTAATAGGTTTACGTTCTTTTGTAGTTACATCAGCATTTACTGCTGGCTGTGACCTCAAATAATATAAAGATTTTAAGTTATTTTCCCAAGCTAACATATGTATTGCATATAGCTCTTCATAACTAATCTCTGATTGCATAAATAAATTTATACTTTGAGATTGTTCATTCTTCATAATTTGTTGTCTATCAGCAGCTAAACTAATAATAGCTCTTTGGTCAATTTCATAGGCTGTTTTAAATACATCCTTAGTGTATTCATCCATCCACTCTAAATGTTGTACTGACCCACTATGTTTATTTATAGATTTCCATTGTTCCTTGACCCAAGCATAACGAAGTTTACTATCTTGCCCTTCGAAACGTTTTAGCATTTCTTTGTGTATTACTTGTTCTAAATATTTATTTTGAACTACATAACTACCCGTAGGAACTTTTTTAGTAAACACATTGGCTACCCATGGCTCTACACCAGAGCTACAAAGCCCAGATAATGTACTAATTGACATTGTTGGGGCAATTGCAATAGAATGTAAATTTCGTTTATGTGTACCATATTTTTTACTTAGTACACATCTTTCATTTAAGTCTATTTCTTCTTGCACTTTATCACTAGCAGCCTTAATCTTAGACATAATATCAGTATTTAAAGCTTTTGCCATAGGTGACTCAAAAGGAATATTACGTTTTTGGAATAGTGAGGCTAACCCCATTATACCAATACCAATTTCCATAGTTTCTTTTATAAATTTACGAACTCGTTTAAAACCTTTTTTATGCTCTGTTTCTTTTAAAGTGTAGAGTAAAATATTAGACAAATAGTCTGAAATATCTTTAACTACTTGTTCTATATCATCAACATATTCATCCCATTGTTCAAGGTTCAAACTAGCTAAACAACATACTGCTGTTAAATTAGGACTAGTTGCACCTGTAATCTCTAAGCAAATATTACTAGAGTAAACTACATAACCTTCTTTAGTATATTCAATAGGGTTATCTTTATTTACTGTATCTATAAACAATAGAAAAGGCTCACCAGTTTCAGTTTTACGTGTTACAAGAATATCCATCCATAAATCGAATGCATCTACAGTAGCTGTTACCATACCTGTGTGTGGTTCAATTAAGTCCCACTGTTCCAGATTTTTAACAGCTTCCATAAATTTATCTGTAATAGCAATACCATGATGTAAATTAGGCATACGTCTATCACGAGAACCAGTCTCTAAACGAATATCTTTAAATGCCATAATATCTGCATGATGTATAGGTATATAGGCAGCTTCAGTACTTCTACGTGTATCAGCTTGGGAAATAGCATAAGTTGACCTATCACTTACACCTAAAAATGGTATAACTCCTGGTGATTTAGGAATATTATCATCTTCTTGTATTTGGTTCCAAGTATAAGTTTCATTATATGCACCGATAGGTCTGCCTTGTGCACCTACATCTCCCCAGTATACTCCACGACCACCACCTAAAGCACCAAGCCACATACCTTCATGGTATGAGTCAAAGATACTTTCATTACTATCTCCTACATGAGATACATAACAAGCGATTGGCAAACCTCTATCAGAGGATATAGGAGTAGATGGGTGGAACCAGCGATTATGAATGTAAGATTTTATTCTATCACCATGAGCTGTATCATTAGCGTATTTATGGGCAATCCTATTTGACCAAGATTCAAAATCATCACCTTTTTTAAAGTAAGTAGCTTTGTATAGCTCTTTACTAAAAGGTGGTAGTGTATCCCACACTTTCATATTAGTACCCAGCTTTATCTGAATTAATTAGAGTTGCTCTAAGAAATTTAGACTGTTTACTAATCTGCATAGTTAATTTACGGATACGTAAACTTTTTGCCTTGTTAGGCTTTTCTTTAAATGATTCAATCTCACTTAAACATGCTTTCAGTAATTCCTCAACGTCTGTTAAATCCTTACACTCACCCATATTATTCTCCATACACTGTATCAAATATTGGACCGTTTGCTGAAGACCCACTTACTAGTATAGTTTCATCTACTGCTGCAAGCTTTGGCTCAACACGTTCTACTTCAACTTCTACACGAGTAGCATTAGGTCCTCTACCTGCAATAACTTTAATTTCTTGCACATCATAAGTTGGACCCAATAAAGCTTGTATAGCATTGTTCATTTCTTTTTCTGTTAGGATAACAGTCATTTTACACCTCTTTAGTTGCAGTTTTACGTTTAGTGTCTGTAGTCGTTTCTTTTTCAAAACTTTTAATTAAATCCGCAAGTACCTGCATAAGTTCATCTTCATTAATAGCAGACGCTACTTTGGAACTGTCATTTACCCACTCAACAGCTTTATCGATAGGCAATTTTGCAAATTCAACTAAATATTGTTTAGTGTTAGTTTTATCTTTAGCAAGAATTGGCATATTCTGATTAGCTTTACCAATATCTGCTAATCTAAGCATAGCATTTTTAAGGGCTTTTCTGGAATAACCAGGTGACTCTAAAACCCTAGCTAAAGCTCTTGCTATATCGTATAATTCATCATCTATACGTTGTGTGTGCATTACTAATGCATCTCTTAATTTACTCATAGGTTTTAACCTCCTCAAGTTCAATTTCAACCCTAGGGTTGTTTTTATCTTGTTTAACTACTTTCGTAGTAGTGCCTAAATGGTATTTCACATTATCTTGTTTTACCCAATTTAATTTCTGCAAAGCATCAAGAGTAAATTTCTCCATCATTGCAAAAATATTGGAACCATCACAACTTGGGTTATAATAGTATAGTTTTATATTTAAACGATATTTAAACTCAGGTTTAGTTGGTAACTTTTTAAGTTGGGAATATATCAAGTCTGTATAATGATTCTTTACCTCATTGTTCAAATAGGGATTCACATTCCTATACCAATTCAGCCCCACTAAAAACTTTTTAGATGGTTTTGTTTTGAACGTTTGTGTATAATATATAGGAAGTGTTAGGAAAGGCATAGCCCTACCTATTTGTCAAATAATGACGGTGTTGTACCTGATGCAGCAGATGGCATACCAGATGTACCAGCTCCACTAGCTATAGGAGTAACCCCTTTAGTTTTGTCTTTTACAAAATCAGAAGGATTACGTTTTATCCACTTGTTAAAGAAGTCAGGTTCAGTAGTTCCAGCTTTAAGCTCTACTGCTGTAAGACCCTCTGTCGTAAAAGATTTAGAGACTTCATTGTACTCTTTAATGTCTGAAGACGGTACATAATCACCAGCATCATTTTTAACATTTTTGTACTCTTTAATTTTTTGCACACCCACTTTGAATGTTTTACCAATCAGTTCCATAAATACTGGTTTAGTAGTTGGAACTTTCTTTTTAAGCTCATAATCGTAAATTTCAACGATTTTATCTTCACTTTCAAGTTGGTAAAACTCTTTACCAGTTGCAACAATTGCAATTTCATTTGCAGCAGTGAAACCTGGAAGATACTTCTTTTTACCATCTTTTTCATAATAGTTACGAGTACCTTTAGCAGTGCCAGAACTTACATATAATGTTTGGTTCAGTGTACGTCCATCTGCTGTTTTAAATACAAAGTTTAAATTATATGCACCACCCCTAGATTGGTCCATATAAACTGAGTCAATAACAACATCGTATGTACCTGTGTCCCAAACAAAGCCACCTCCTCCGAGTGTGTCTTTTTCTTCTTCAATACTTGTGTCTGTTTTAAACAAATTCATATTCATAATAAATTTTCCTTTTATCTATGTATAGATGACCTACAAGCCATCAAAATGTTAAACTCAATAAATGAGTCACCTAATTAATTTAAAGGCTTCTATGGGCTTTATTTAGCCGTAGAATTGATGTAAACGGTCAAGTATTAACTGGGCGTTATTGTCAATGTAAGTTTCTTTTATATCCCACATTCCCATAGAACTTCTCATACGTTCATTTACAGTATCTTTAGTCAGACGTGTTTGGAATACATGTTTATATCCAAGTATTTCTTCCTCTTCGGTAATTGTCAGCAATTCATTATCGAAATCTTTCAATTTATTTAGAGGTATCTTTTTACAAGATATAACTGTACTAAAGTAACTTTCAATACCATTATTATTTAAAGCACCTTTTACTGGTACCTTAGTTTCAAGTACCATTTCAGCCTCATTCATCACTTGTTTAGTGTGAGCCAAAACAATAACATTTTTAGTAGACCGTGCTACATATTGTTGCATTAATCTCTTATAGTATTGGGCATAGTCACCCCAAGCTTTTTGACCATTTACAGCAGTTAATACATATTGTGTTTCAAACATATCCATTAAATATGTTAAAGTATCAACCACAATAGTATGAATTTCTGGTAAAGTTTCAGCATGTTCAAATGCTTCATATACTTGATATGGGTCGACAATAGTAAATTCCATAAATTTACTCTTAAAAGGTAATTTTTTATTACTCTCACAATTGAGGTACATTACACCTTCTGGGTTTGCTATGTTCATTAAACTAGCCGACTTACCAGTGGCAGATGCCCCAGAGATTAAGACAAGGTCGTCATTTTCTGTTTCTGTAGACATATTGCTCCTTAGGTTTACAAAATTTACTAGCTTTTAATGACATCAAGTATGTTGGTCGTGGTATTATAATTTACCCATTCCTGCCATACGTTTAGTAATAGTAATCATTAATGTACGATGAATTTCTTCCTCAGGTAATGGGTCAAGTATTTTAGAGTTAAAATCTACAACTGCATTACGTACAGAATCTATATCATACCCATTATCTACAAGTACTAGTCCATATTTGAGTAGTATATTATTTCTATTACCTTCACCAATTTTACGGAAGAACCAAGCTTGTAGATTAGACATTGAGCTAACTTGTTGACGTTGTAGTGTCATTTCCTCAGATTTTTTAGTTTGTGGGATAAACTGCATTGCATCTAGTAATTTACCATCATTAACATATACCTCTCCCGGATTAGTCATCCATTTACGAGCAACATCTTTGGTGGCTTCATCTACTTCAAATGGAACCCAATTAAATACGTTTTCCATAAATTTACTATATTCATCCGCACCTAAACTAATCATATGTGATATAGGTAAGATAATTCTAAATCTATCACCATTACCATCTTTTTGGTGACGTTTAGTTGTGTATATTAAATACTGATAATCAGCAAGTAAATCACGTGCAATATCAAGTTTGATACCATGGTCAATATCAAGTACTACAAGATTAAATCCAGGCATAAGATTAACTTTATTACGTGCACCATTTTTCCAATGATGTGTTGTAAAATGTAATCCCTGCATAACTACAAAATCTTTTAATTGTTCAAAAGTTACAACATCATGACCATAACCCACAGCAATATCCTTACTTGCAGATACAGTTAATTCTTGTAAGTCAGTTTTAGGTAGTGATTCACCTTTGAGAAATTCAATTCCATCAATATATGACTTTTTAATAATAATGTTGTTTTTGTAACCATAAGCAATAGCAAGATTAAGCAGTTCTCTTTTTTGACTCTCTGAACCTTTATAAAATGGTAAATCTTCAACTAAATCTACATGAGTAATCTCTTTGTCTACATCAGCAATATATTTTGCTAATTTAACATAAGGTTTATCTCTACGCAAAATACGTTCAAAAGCTTCACCAGACTCTTCTACTAATTTCATAGCAGCTTGAAGATGAGATAATGTAATATCAGGAGACTTATCAATAAATGCGTAAGCACCCGCTAACTTTAATGTTTTAAAGTATCTATGAGTCATTTCAGCTTTTTCCATTTCCTGATGCTCTTTCATATCTTTAGCACGCTCTTGACAATATTGTTGATACTTAATCAATTCAATAGTAGTAGCTTTATCAATATACAGCTCTTTACCAAAATGTTTCTCATCTGCTAAATCTTGTAATTCATCATGTAAACTCTTAATAAATAAGTCTGTAGATGTATCCGTCATTAAATCAAATAAATCTTCTGCTGATATGCCAGTATTAGTTTCTGTACGTGCTACATAGCTAAATAGTAATCTACGAGCATATCCCATATCTAACATTTCATAAAATTCTTTTTCAACTTTACCTCCATCCAACAGTTTAGATGGTGTACCAAATAGTAATAGATTAGCTGGTGTTATTCCAGCAATATCTTCATTACGCATATTTTCTTTAGTAGACTTAGTAATTTTTGGTTTAACTTTACCTACATCATATAATTCAATAAATGTATTTAACACTTCTAAGTTATTACTAAAGTTAACACCAACTTCATCCATTTCAAGATTTATACTACCTGCCCCAGCAAGTAATAATTGATGACGCAATTGTTTAACTGCTGGGGCAGTTCCTGAGTCAAAATTAAATAGATATGCACCTGTATTTGCATATTCTTTTAAAACTCTTTGATACATTTCATCTGGGTCAGTACCAAGTTTTGCAGCACGAGCAATTGCTATCTTTGCTAGATTTTTATCTGCAATTTTTAGTAGTGTTGAGTCCATGAACACATTTTTAAAACCTGATAGAATTTCATTTTCAATAATATTCATACTTCTACCTTTACCAAACCCTGAGGTGGCAAGGTTTAAAGCATACATATTAGTAGGTATAATTCCTCTATCTAATGTTTTAATGGACGTACGCATGATACTTGATACTTTAGTAAAGTAATAAGCTACCATTACCCTAAAGAATAAATTCTCACTAGATTGGGCTTTATTCTTTAATACTGTAACCAGTTGTTCACTTGGTTCAAAGTGTTTAAAGCTATCAAAATCCATATTTCCTCCTTTATTTTAGCCCTATTCTAATTAGAGCTTGTATAAGTTCATTTACATCATGTCTAACAAGAGAGTGATTGAACCAACGTTTAAGACTTCCAGTGTATTTTGTTAAAGATTTAGCTTTTTTATTAACATATACACCAGTTGTCACTATTCTATTTTTATCCCAAAATTTTTTATCAATACCTTCATCAGCAAGGTTACCATCAGTAAGACAAATCATATTCACTCCACGAATTGCATCAGCATGTTCATTAAGTGTTCGTACTAAACCTTCAGAACCTCCTGTTAAGTGTAGTGATAAGATTTCAGAATCTTGAACGGGTAAAACAAGTTTATAGTTATTCTCAGATTCACTGTATAGTACTGTCATTTTTAAATGTCCTGCTTTTGCTAATTGATTAAAAATGTAAGTAATAGCTACTGCATTACGCATTGGGTTACCACACATTGAACCAGAGCAATCAATAAGAAAATTCATATTAATAAACTTACCTTCACCGGTAAACTTATTTACATATACTTTGTCTTTGTCCATAGACATATCTCTTGCAGAAATACGTTTAGACGGTGAGATACGTTTAGTTTTTCCCTTGGTCCCTCTAAAAGCTTTCAGTAAACTATTTGCTTGTTTATTCAACTCATTTAATTCTTCAGCATTAAAGATAGAAGTGTTTGCATGAAAATATGATTTATTTGTATGTGTTTCAACTTCTTCGAGAGTTTGTTCAAGTTCTTGTTCAACTTGGTATGACATATTTTGTTGTTGTGTATTATCATCAGGTGAGTTAGTTGGAGCATTCATAGCATTGGACATACGTTCAGCTTGTTTAGTAACATCTCCACCATCTTCTTCATCTTGTTCAAGGTCTTGACGTTCTTTCTCTTTCTCCTCTTCAGTAACAGCCACACTTTGTTTTTGGATGGGTATTGTATCTAAATTTGTTATATTCTGGAAGTCATCCATTTCAATAAAATTTTTAGTAATATCAACTCCGTCAAGTTCACGGTTTACTTTAGCAGACTGCTGTAGTACTTTTTCTAAAGTTAAATCTTCATCTTTAAATTCGTCAATACCTAACATTGTAGATAGCAAAGAATCAATTGATTTCTCCTCTACATCATTTTCATTTACACGAATATATCGTCTATTATCAATATTAATTACCTGAGTAGGAAATTGTTTAGATACTACAAAATTTGTATTCATTAATGAATTTTTCATTAATTCCGAGCCAGCAAATATCTTTTTACGTATTGCTGACTGGAATAACTCTTTTTTCTCATTTATCTCTTCCATAATTTACTCCTAAAATAATGAGTCAATTGTATCTTTATAGATTTGCAACTCAGATTGGTTTAGTACACCTTCAGTAGTTCTACTACAAATTTGTGGTGCTAAATCTTGTAAGTATGCTTTAATATTTTTAACATCTTTTACATTTTTAAGTACTTTAGTAATATGGCGAATATTCATATTAAATGTAAGTTCTTGTGCAGCTACAAGGCTATTGATTAGTTGGAAAAGTTTAGACAGTTTAGTTTGAACCACTTCACCTAAATCATTTGTATCAGACGCTCTAATAATGGTATCAATAGTGTCTTGGTCAATTGCTACATCAGTAATCATAAACCTATCATTCAATGCTAGGTCCATTTCATTTACATCATAATTTCCACCCATATTAGTTGTACCAACTACCCAAAGATTTTCGACAGGTACTACAAGTGTTTCTGATTTACCTATACCATTTTGAATGTCTACTAAACGGTTGGTTCTAAGTACGAACTCTCTATTAGAGTTTGGAGTTAGTGCACCAACAAGGATATTCAATTCTTTAGATGGTACACGTAATAATTCATCAATAAATAATACTGTTTTCTCTACTTGTGCATTTCTAAATGCAGCAGTTAATGGACCATCCATCCATACAAATGAACCATCAATATGGCGAATAGGGTAACCAAGTAAGTCAGTAGATTCAATAGCTTCATGTCCAGCAATAAATTCTTTAGTATATCCATTATCTCTAACGTACTTGTCAACTGTATAAGTTTTTGATGCACCACTCGGACCAGATACAAGTACATGTTCCTTAAATGCATATCTCTCAATAAATCCTTCAAGCCCTACACCACGTAATTCTTGTTTGATTTTATCTAATTCAAGTTGCAGTTGTTTACCTAGGGTCTCTAATTGATTAGTCATCTCTCTGTACTGTGGACTTGTTTGTACAGCTAACTTGTATTCTTTTTCTAATAAACCATCTAGTGTTAAAAATGTACTAGAGGGTCCTTCATACATACCCTTCCATTTATTTATGTCTTTTAATACAATAGCTTTAACATCTTTTGACAATGTAGGTAAAGTTACTGTAGCATTTGAATTAAAAAACCAATCATA